CACAGCAATCGACTGGACAGTAGATCAATACTTATGTGTTAATGTTTGTATTGATAACTCAGGAGCTACATGGACTAACTACGGAGCAAGCTTACAGATTATCGGTAGAGCATAATCTGAAACAAAACCTAATATTCATATATAAGGTATGACCATTTAAAATTATGGTTGTTTATTTTTTTATTGTTATTATTAAAGGGATCCTTAGGCCGAGGGTCCCTTTTTAGTAATCCGACTTTTTACTGAAACTTTATAGATATATAAAGTATAACTAATATAAACAATATAAAAACTATGGACAATTTACATTTTATCGGTCGTACCAAAGCAGGTGGCCGCTTAAGCGCATTAAACATTTTCAACGATTACTATGTTACTAGAAATGCAGAAATCTACAGAATTAGAACAGATAAACCAGATGTGCTTATACCTACTAAAACTTACCCTACATCTAGAAATAGAAGAAACTCAATAGGCTATCTTGCAGTATCTACAAAAAATCTACCAGATAAGTATCTACACAGAATTATGGCAAAGGTATTCATACCTAACGATGACCCATTAAATAAAACTGATATAGATCATTTAGATGGTAACAAGCATAATAATCAAATTAGTAACTTAGAATGGGTTAGTAAGTCAGAGAACCAGAAACGTATGCATGCTCGTCTAAGAGCAGAAGGTAATGTTTGGACAGGTCGTAGAAAGAAATATGAAACAAACTAAATTAGCTTAATATAACAAACTAGATACCTGCACTCGCAGACCATCCATGAGGCGTATAGTATTAGTGGATTAGACATCGGGTTAAAGGACTACACTGTTGAAATAATACAGAAACATAGTGGTTTAAATGTCCCCGGTAGTATCGAATAAGACTTAAGTATAAATATACTGGTAGGAACAATGGCTTAAGGAACCACCTACGGAGGCTAAAGACGGAGTATATGAAATCGTAAGTTAATATCGCATCTAGCAATAGAATGTCAATTGATCTAATATTTGTCTCTGCTAAAGGGGCAAGTACTCATAACACTAAACTTACTTAACTAATCCAAAAAGAATAGCTAATCTGTACCAGACTGAAACGATGTATTCGCTACGCGATATACATCTAACGATGTCGGTATCGACATCGGAAACAACTAATACAGAAAAGCCAATATATAATGTATGGAAATACAAATTAAAGTACCTTACTGGGTAGAGACTGAAGATGAAGGCATTTGTATGTTATTTGCATTCTTACGCAAAACTGCACTTAAATACCAAACTAAAGCCTTAGATGTATACGGTTGTGACATTAGACGTATAATGGACAGTGAAGATGAACTGTTACACAATACGTTAAATGAAGTGATAGATAATAAATACTGTAGTATAGCTAAACTAAACAGTGAACACTTTATCTTTAGTATGAGCCATTACCGTAGAGAGACTAAACTAGTTACACTTACAAAGCAAAGATCACATGTAACATGGGCTTACCTAATGGGATGTAGTAATTGGAATCTACTTGAAGCTGATAATGATTCTATTAGTCCAAGTAATCGTCCTCAGTATACACCAATGTATAAGCTAGAAAAAGATGTATTTAAATTCAGCAGATGAAAAGAAAAGCTTGGAAGATAATAGGTGTGTACTTTAGTGCAGATGAAGAAACAAAGGCTAGCTTTCGTGATATCATGTTACAAAAATATATAGATGAAAGCCAGAATGATGTTGAAGAAGCCCTAGCTATGATGGCATTTAGATATGAAGTCGCATTACGTGACGAAGCATACGAAGAGTGTGCTATAATGAAAGATATATTTGACTATTTTGAGTACGATCCTGAATAACTTTATTACTGACAACTACGATAAGATTGTTCACTTAGCAAGAAAGACCGTTAAAAGCTCTGATAGACTTATTTATGAGGACCTTGCGCATCATGCAATGGAAGCATTTATTAATCATGAGAGAGCAGAAGAACTAATAGAAACTAAAAAGGCTATGCAATTCTTAAGTGGTATTATGTATAGAAGCTGGTGTAGTGGTCTTTCACCATGGCATAAAGAAAGAAGTGGCTATCGTAAAGAAGTAGAGTTATATCCTGATATAATAGGTACTGGAGGTTTAGAACTGTTTGTAAACAAATCACATACTGAAAACGTATGGGCTAAACATGATGAAGCCCCTTATGATATGGAATGGGATCTACAGATAGAAGCAATAGAAGGTGTAATGGAAGATATGGAGTCAGATACAATAGAACAATGGTTTAGAGTCAAACTATTTAAAATGTGGTTAGATGAACCTAATTACTCAGAGTTATCTAGATCAACCGGTATACCTAGAACAACAATTAGTCAAGCAGTGAAAGAATGTAAAGACTATATAAAACAAAGAATAGAATGGAATTAATACTAATGATATTAGGAGCAGCAGCGTTAGGTCATCTAGGTGCAGACTTCTTTACACAGTTTAATTGGATGCCAGATAAACCAATGAAATGTAATATGTGCTTAACTTTTTGGTTAAACATCGGACCTTTTATATTTCTAAGTGGGTACGAAGGTATCTTTTACGCAGCACTAGCAGCAATTATATCAGAATTATATTTAAAATTACTACAATGACAAACGAAGACTACACATGGTTAACCCAAAATAAACAGCTATTAGGTAACGTTGGCATGACTAAACAGCAAGCCAAACAGATATTTAATATCTATAATAGGATCACCGGTGAAAACAAACCACAGACTAGCTGTGGCCGCTGTGTACTAAACATTAAAAAAAGATTAAGACACGAATATGAAATCATACACAATCTACGAAACAAAGACAGGTAAGTATACTCTTAATGAGAATGACTTCCCTGTAGCTACAATGAAGGCTAAGTCTTTTGAGATAGCTAAACAAACTATTAAAACCCTAAATAAAACACTGAAAGAAGATGGGAGAGTTTAAAGGTGGAGACCACAACATTAACAGAGCCGGGCGTAAAAAAGGCACAAAGAATAAGAACACAAGACTTATTAGAGAAGCTTATCAAAAGTTAACAGAAGATAACTTAGATAATATGAATAGATGGTTACAACAAGTAAGTCATGATGATCCAGCAAAAGCAATGGAACTTATGCTAAAACTATCTGAATACATTATACCTAAGTTAGCAAGACAAGAAATCACTGGACAAGATGGTGAAGATCTATTTAAAGATATTAAGTTCTCATTCGGACCAGATATAAATGATGATGTTAATAGAATAGAAGAGTAAATGCAGTACACTGGTTTTACACCACATCCTAAACAGCGTCTGATGATTAATGAGATCATTGACGCTAAGGCTAAGTATCATGTAGCTTGTGTTGGTCGTCAGTTTGGTAAATCCTTAATGGCGATCAATCTCTCTTTATACTGGATGATTAATGAAGGACCAGTGAAAGTCTTATGGGTGTCACCGGTGTACAGTCAAACTACAAAAGTACAGAAAGAGCTGATGCAAGCCATCGGCGCCAGTGGCATAGTACAAAACTGTAACTACTCAGATAACTATATCAAACTAAAGAACGGTAGTGAGATCATCTTTAGATCAGCAGAGAAGTATGATAACATTAGAGGCTTAACAGTAGACTATGGTATCTTAGATGAAGCAGCGTTTATGAAAGAGGATGCATGGAAAGAAGCGATAAAGCCAGTCTTCTTAGTAAAGGGTAAGAAGGTAGTCTTTGTGAGTACACCGAAAGGTAAGAATTGGTTTCATGAGTTATACCAACTCGCGCGCTCAAACGATTACGAAAACTATCAAGCTTATACAGGTAGTTCATATGATACACCATATATAAATAGAGAAGAGATAGAAGATGCAAAGAGAACCTTACCAACCAATGTATTTCAACAAGAGTACTTAGCTAAGTTTATAGACTCAGGTGGTGAAGTCTTCTCTAACTTACAAAGTAATGTAATGCAACAATGGGGCCAGAACAACTCTAAGATCTATTGTGGTATTGACTTAGGTAAACAAGAAGACTACACAGTAGCCACATTTATGAATGCTAATGGCCAAGTGATAGACATCTATAGAGCCAATGCACAAGAGTGGACTACAATGACTAATGAGATTATTAAGAGAGTCAAGCAGTACAACGCCACAGTAATGATAGAGGTCAACTCAATAGGTGATGTGATCTTCGAACAAGTGAAACGTCAATGGGCTGATACACATCCTTTTGTAACTACAAGTCGTTCAAAGAATGAGATCATTGAAGGCCTCATACTTGATATGAATGAGGACACAATTGGTATACCTAATGCTACACTATTCCCACCGCTTCTAAGCGAACTAGAAGTGTTTACATATGAATATAATCCTAAGACAAGAAACATTAGATACGGACACCCAAGTGGCTTACACGATGACTGTGTGATCTCACTAGCAATTGC